CCCATTACCGGCCCGTCCTTCCACGATTTCTCGCGAGCCGTCTTCTCGGCCTTGGTTCTTTTCATATCGACGACTCTCACGGCAAAATCCTCCCAACCGGCCCTACGTCCTTAGCCGCAGAGCTCGCCGCCTGCGCCTCAGCATGAGCTTCCGGCGACGCCTCCAACGCAGCCCGCAAATCCTCTCGCACCGGCGGTAGCACCTCGCGCTCAATCCCCTTCGGGTACTCGTTGCCGACCTCGACCGCGCCATGCCGTCGCAAGTGCTCGCGATGCTCCGACCGGCTGGTGATCATCTCGCGCGTGATAACAGACGGATAGGGCGCGATATCGCTCTGAATGTACGGCGCGACCCGCGGCGGCAGCTTGGCATTGAGATCAAGCTCGACAAACTCGCCGTTGCGCATGACGAAGCGGCGGCGGGTCATTTCATCCACTTAGCCTCGTCCCACGCTTGGTAACGCTTGAGCGGCCATAAAACCCACGCCGCGTTATAAACTTTCCCAAACACCTTAAGATGAAACTCGCACATAGGGCGGTTAGACCATGTTGCCCGATAGAAATGCATGTTGACGTTGCGTGGTCCCACTGTAAGGCTCACACCAACCCCTCCGCGCACATAGCCCAAATAAGAGGTGACTCACGAGGGTCCGCTTCTTCAATAGCTAACAAACTCTTCTCAAGTTCATCAATGACAGTGCGTCTCATAGCGTTCATAGCAATACCAGCCAGTCCGTCAGCTAACTTATCACGGTTGTACTTATTATATTTCTCGAGTTTTTTATGGGATCGAACAGAAATGATTTCTTCAGACACCTTTCTCCAATGCTGCCACATTGGGTCAGACGTGTCCTGCGAGCCAAACCCAAGAAGATCATCCATCACACCAGCCCCTTCGTATCCCGCGACGCCAGATGCGTCAGCCTCGCCGCATCCAGCGCCTCGCGCCCAGCAACCTCGCGTCCCCGAAGCGACAATTCGGCAATCCGTAGCTGGTTCTCCGCCGTCGTCCGCTGCTGGTCAGCGCTCGCCTCAATCTGCGCCGAAATTACCTTCGCCGCATTGGCTTGCTGGTCAGACGCCGCCTTAGCCGCCGTCTGCTGCTGCGTCGCCTGCAACTTCGCGCCCTCGATCTGCGTCTCAGCCTGAATCTCCTGCGGCGACTTGGTGTTGCCCTTCTGCGGCGGCGGCGGTGGCGGCATATGCTGCATCTTTTCGAGCGCGCTATCGAGCGCGTCCTCAAGCTGCCTGCTCGACGGGAAGGCGTGAAAAGCAAACTTGATCATCTCAGCACCGAGCGGCGCCATCGCCGGGTTCTGCTGCATGATCGGCACCATCGTTTCCATAAACGGCACGATTGCTCGCAGGAACTCCGTCCGCGCCGCCTTCTCCGCCTCCTCGTCAGCCGCAACCGTGCTGTCGGCCTCGATATCGATCTTGTAGGCCTTCGCCGCGTCCCCGCGCAGCAACTCGCACGCCGCCATGAACTTTTGCTGCCGGCTCGCCGTCTCCGCATCCCATGCCTGCTTCATCTGCATCCACTGCGCGAAGGCAGGGTTCAGCATCATCGGCGGCTGTTGCGGCGGCATCATTCCGCCGCCAGGGAACGGCAGCACGTTTCCGCCCATCGGCGGGTGCGGCATCATGCCTGGAGGCATGTCGCTCATGGCCCTAGTGTCCCATCCCGTACCATCGCTTCCCGAAGCGACTTTTCAAAATCATCCCTGGGTATTAGTCCCATTTCAAATGCGCGCCGGTAAACATCCATTATTTTCGGAAGTGGTTCCCGAGGTATGGCACCTTCTTCCATCATGCATGAAATATCTGCCAACACTTTCACTGGACTATCTTCATTCCGCCTCGCGCGCATTTTTATGAACGCATTGGCCGCCGTATTCAAGATCACGCCAGTATCGCTCATGGCGTTGCTCCCGCAACCATCGGATGCACAGGCGGCGGTAGGCTACCCCCAGCAGCCACACCGCTACCCGGCGCAATGCCACCCGGAGAGGGCACTCCCGGCGGCATACCTCCCGAGGGGACGGCGGGAGGCTGCATCGATGGCGCCTGCGGCGGCGCCGGAACCATCATCGGCGGCATCGCCGGCATCGCCGGCAACTGCTCCGGCAACCCGCTCATCTGCCCCAAGGTCTCGGGCGAAAAATGCCGCGCCATCACCTGACCGCGCAGCCGCATCAAATCCCGCGCAAACCGCGCAACCTGCTTCTGCGCTCGGCTCACCCGTCGCGTCGCAAACTGCGCCTTCAACTGCTGCGCCCCCAGCGTCTCGGTCGGGTTCGTCTCCCCCCGCAAGATGTCCGCCATCCCCGTGATCTCGTAAAGCGTCCGCTTCACCCGATCCCGTGCATCATACAACTGAATCAATACCTTAGCGATCTGCTCCATCGGGGCCCAGACGATCGCGTTCTGCAACCCGCCCCTCTCCATAAACAACCCCCACCCCTCGACCGGAATAAGCATGTTCTCAGCACCCGTATCGGTTAACAGCTGCGATATCTCCGCCTTGCTCTCCCCCGCGTACAACCCGACCACCTTCAGCGCCGTCGTCAGCTTGTCGATCCTCCCCGTCAAGATATCCAACTCAATCGCCTGGTCCTGATACTCCGAATAGTCCGCCACCGGCACCAGCGTCTCGTTCGTCGTCGTCGCACTCAGCGAACGCGGACTCGGAAAGAACCCCGGCAACTCCAGCGGATCACTCTTCCGGTCAAGCGGACCCTCGGGATAGGACGGCGCCACCCAGATCGCCTGCTTCTTCTGCCGGTCCCAAATCTCCCAGACCTGCGCCTTCTTGAAGGCATCCGCCTGCGGTCCCTTCTCGCCATCGTCCTCCAGACCCTTCGGCGTGTAGTCGAGCGTCACCTCTTTCCCGATTTTGCCGAACCGCTTGACCAATTCGTCCCGCGTCATGTACGCGCGATACGCCTTCCACCACACGTCATTGTCAACCCGAGCCGGCGCCTCCCGGTAATCCTCCCAAAACACATACCTTACCGGCGCCCGCTCGTTATCGACCGGCCGAAACGTCGGCCGCTTGCCATCCTCATCCGGCTCCGCGTCAGGGTCATCCTCCGGCTCGCCAAACTCCGGCTCATAAAACACCCGAGCCACGCCCCGCCCCGGCAGTAACCGATCCTCGACCACCCGCTGCATCACCTCATCAAACTCGTCGAGGTCATCCTCATACGCCAACGCCCGCTCCAGAATCTCCGCGCCCAACAACGCCGACTCATCCCCATTCTTGTGCCGCCGCTGCACATCAGGCTTCGGCGTGCGCCCATAAAGAATCGGCTTCAGCGTCTCGACATTGCTCCACAAGATGTTGAACTTCGCCGTGTTCCGCGACGGGTTATCCCGCCGCTCATCCCGATACCGCTTGACAATTAACCGCCCCGTCTTCACCCACTTGCGGTCCTCACGCTCAGCCAGCCGCAACTGCTGCAACCAAAACCGGCACACAGCACTCGCATCGTCGCCAATGTCCTCGCGGCGCTCGATCGGGGCAAAGTTGCCGCCGAAGTCAGGCATGATTTGGGACAAACCCTACCGCGCCATACTCACGCAGCATCCGCTCCTCCTCCAGACGATTGGCTAACAACCGCAAATCATTCGACATTTGGCGAAACCACGCCTGAAGACGATCGCTCATTCAACCAATCCCCCGCGCCCGTAGCGCCGGATCATCCTCCCGGTACACCCGACCACCAGCCAGCAACCACGCCTCCACCGTCTCGCATCCCTGCGGCCGACCCTCGACCGGCTGTCGCTGCGCCAAATCACCCGCAGCGATCCCATGCTCACGGAGAAAGATCAGGCTATGCGACATGCTGCAAAACTTGCCGCTGATCGTGCTGTGCCGCCGCCTCGTCAGCACCTTCCCACATTGCAGGCACCGCTGACGGCGATCAATGAAGATCATCGCGGCCTCGCCCCCACCATCGCCTCGTAGACGCTTGATGCACCGACGATTCCAATGTCTCCGCCTGCGGCATCCGACCCCGCGCCGCACATGGTCGAGGTCGCCTCGACCGGCACGACGACGAACCCCCCCTCCTCTAGCGCCGGCAGCCCTATCACCCAGCGCACACGGTCAATCGACTCCACCACCCGCTCAGGCGACACACCCTCCGCAAAGCTCGTCCTCCCACCCTCCGATCCGTCCGCTGTCCCATATTCAAAAACATGCCCCCACTCGCCGCGCCCAAACCTCACCGAGCCGCCCTCCGCACCACGCCAGACAACGCGATCATTGTCGTCCAACCCATGCTCCGGCCACCCCCTATCCCTCAACCCCGCAATCACCGCGTCCCGAAACTCGCTCATTGCCCCTCCCGGATCGTCAAACTCGGCGTCGCACTCGCCGCAATAAAACAAAACTGATTGACAGGCGCCGGCACAAAATAATGCAACGCCCCAGCCAACAGCGTCGTCGTCCCCGCCGTCCCAATCGCCGCCGTGCATGGCGTGTTCGGCGTCGCCGCGCTCGTCTCGCAATACCCGATGTTGATCGTCCCCGCGATGTTGTCCAATGCCAGCGTCTTGCGCTGCGTGTTCACGCCGAGGCAGTTACCGCTCGTCACCGATAGCGTCGCCGTCGTCACCTTGTCGCTAACCCCATGCGGCCACGTCTGCGCTCGAGCCGTGCTCCATACCGCAATCGCAAGCACCGCCAGCGCGACCAACACCACCAGCGGCAGCGAGCCGCGCAGCATCCCGTTCTCTCCACTCGTGCGAACCGCGATTTGCCGGTTAGGCCACCACCCATAAGGCTCCGTGTGCATGCTGCCTAATTCTGAATCAAACCAGAGAGCGCCACACTTCGCACAACGCTCGTCATCCATTGCCTGTTCAGGCACCGGTCGATGCTGCTCCGCCGCAAATCCATCTAACGCCATCGCGTCTACCGGCGTGTGCAGCCTAATCTCTTTTACCGTCACGCAAATCGGGTGGCCGTTCTCACATGTTATGCTCGTCCCGATGGGCAGGCTGGCAACGATTGCGTCCATGCTCAAATCCTCTGCGGCCGACCGCGCCCAGCGTCGCGCGTCTTCTGCCATTTGTCCAGTTCGCCATACGTCATCCCGGCGAGGCCACGGATCGGCTCATCATGCTTGATGTCGTCACCGTGAACCAGGCTGACAAGCATGCGCCCGATCAGGCTCAGCACGTCCACCTGATCATCGTTCCGCCCAGCCGGAAACCGCAGCATCTCCTCGACCAGATCAGTCGCCCACAACGACTGCCGCGGGAAATACACCTTCCCCATCGCCAGCCGGCCACGGATCGCCTGCGCCCGCGTCTCCTTGTCATGCGACGAGGTAAACGCCCGGCGATAACCGTAAATCCGCCGCTCCATCTGACGCTTCGCTATGAACGGCCCGAGGCTCCGCAGGATCTGCCCCTGCTCCTCAGCCCACATCAGCGGCTGCCAGCGCTCCATCAGATCAAGAAACGCCTCGATCCATTGCTGCGAATCCGTCTGATCGCGCCACCAATCCAGCAAGTAGATGTCGTCGTTCGGATCAACCCCGATAACCCCATGTACGGTATAATCGCCCCCCGCCGACGTGACGGCGTAATCGCTAGCCCCATAAGTGCGAAGGGTGCGAATATCCGGCGCCCGATCATACCACCTAATCCAATCGGCCTTAAAATAGTCGCCACTATCCGGCGTCGGCTGCTGCTGATACAGCGCAGACCAATTGCGTACATCACGCTTCGCCTCTGCGAACATTGCCGGCGTGAACCATTCCGGCCATAGCAATTCGCCGGGCGCGCGGCCGAGCGGATCGTCCTGCCCAGCCTCCGCCGGCAGCGCCAGCACGTCCCATTGCTCGCCGCCGACAGCTTGCTCTGCCAGCAGCCGGCCGGCTAGGTCATCCTCATGCCAGCGCGTCAGGATTAGCACGATCCGCCCGCCAGGCTTCAACCGGGGCCAGAAATCGGCCTTGTACCAGTCCCAGACTCTTTGCCGCGTCGTCGCGCTGTCGGCTTCGGCTCGGCCTTTAACGGGATCATCGATAATCCCAAGGTCGGCCCGACGCCCTGTGACCGAAGCATCGACGCCAACAGCGTAATACTCTCCTCCTCGCTCAGTCTCCCAGCGCCCCGCAGCCGCGTTATCACCTGAGAGGCCAAAGCCAAATATCCGTCTGAACTCAGCCGACCCACATA